CAGCGTCAACGGCTTCCTCGCCAATCAGCGGATCGCTTGCCAGCACAGCGGCGCGGCGGGCTTCTTCCTCGGCGGCCTTGCGGGCCTTCTCAGCGGCTTCAGCGGCAAGGCGCTTCTGTTCGTTGATGTGGTCCATAAGGGCTTTCGAGAGGGGCGCAGGCGCAGCGTCAGCGGCCTCCTTCAGCGGCTTGTATGTGGCATCGATCGCGCGGCCTGCCTCAAGGTGCGGGCGCTTTTCTTCGTCGCGCTTGGCGTCGATGTCCTTGGCCAGCTTCTTTGCAAGCCCGATAAGGTCGCGGGCCTCGCCAGCGTTGGCATCGGTGATGGCCGGGAAGGACGCAATGCGCTCTTTGAGGCTGGCGATTTCGTCCGCAAACAGTTCGGCAGCAGACGGCGGATTGTTGTGAAGGTTATCCATTGGCTTGTTCCTCGGCGATTTCGTTGTCCAGGTGGGCGTTCAATTCTTTCTTGTATTCCTCGCGGATTTCCGCTGCCCAATCTGGTGGCAATTTCTTGATGGCATCAGCAAAAGCGATGCCCCATTGCCGAAGGTCGTTGCTTGACCGTTTCGACCGCAGGCCCTTTTGCAGCGTCTCGAAAAGATCGCGGCTGTTTGCTTTCGTGCCCGAATTGGCAGGCGCTTCCTTGGCTGGCTCGTCAGCTTCCTCGGCTTCCGGCTCGGCGTGAAGGTCGCCCTTGTGCCACAGGTCCAGAGCTGCACCGAAGCGCATGGCGGCATTGCGGAGTGCGTCACCGATAGCCTCTTTGACAGCGTTGCCGCCGGTCTTGCCATCAGCGTCACCGTACCCGTTGCGGGTCACGCCGCACACGGTCAGCCTGATCCACAATCCGCCATTGCGGTCCATGAGGGGCAAGCCATCGGCTGATATGGCAAAGGGTTCCCATGTCCAAGCCGGATCGCAATCAAGCAGGCGGTCCGTCAGGGCGGCGTGGCCCACATAGTCAAGGTGAACCGCATTCTTGTGATGCGTGCCGCCGCATACGTCGCAGTTCCAGACGACTTTGCTACGGTCAGATTTGCGTTCATCGATCTGCGCCCGGCTTTCCTTGGGCAGCTTGGAAATCTGGTTATCGGGGAACGGCGCGCGCAATAGCGCAAGGCCCGTAGGCTTCTCAGCCGGTTTTGTTTCCTTGGTCATGTAGTGCCTCCTTGGTGTGGCAACACGTTGCCACGCCATCGCGCACAATGCAACACGCTATTTATGCGTTTTGCAAAAATCCTCTTGCGGCGGACGATTGCTTGTGTATTGTGGGCGCATGAAAAACGTTCCTGATTTGATTGAAGCGCTTGGCGGGTCTACGCGGCTCGCGGGCAATCTCAACCTGCCGATTGCAACGGTTGGCGCATGGAAAGCGAGGGGCAGCATTCCCGCCCGTTACTATCCGTCAATCGTTCGCATAGCGGCAAAGCAAAAGGTGAAAGGCGTGTCTCTTGAAAGCCTTATCGCAATGCAGGTGAGCGCATGACTGACCAGCTCTCCCTCCTAGACTATCAGCCCGTCCCCAAGGCCCGCCGCGACGGCCCCGCCACACAGAAGCGCGCTGCCATCCAAGCTGCCCGCTGGTGTAGTCCGCAATGTGACGCCATCCTGAAAGCCATCTGCGCTGCCCCTGACGGCCTTATCCGTGCCCAGATCATAGACCGCACGGGGATCAAGGAAAGTTCAGCCTGTGCCCGTCTTCGTGACATGGTGGACGGCGAAATCCTGGTTGTCCGTGGCGAGCGGCTGGGACCCTACGGGACTGAACAGCAAGTGTATCACGCGACCGAGAAGGGCAAGGCTCGGTCGGAAGTGTTGGGGTGGCATCCATGACCCGCCGAAAGCAAATCCCACCCCGCACCCTAGCCTACCTACAGCGCGTATTAGAAAACCCGCCGCCAAACGTCTGGCGCACACTAAAAGCCCTTAGTAACTTGCCGTTCGCGGTCGCTGCGCTGGAATCGTATGTGAATGGGCTGGACAAAACGACAAAGTAACGTCACAAATAAGTGAGGCGGCCCGCTGACCACGGAACCGCCTCGACATAATCGCCAAACTTCTGAGGAGATGCGACCATGCAAGACAACCAAATACCGTCAATCCGTCCGGGTTTCAAGCCCGCCACGCTTTCGGCTTACACGTAATTTGTGGAGCCGGGCTGATGACATCGACACGCGAAGTTCCCCTATACACCGCCGGTCAATACCTGCGCCTTGACCACAACAGCGCAGACCGGCTGGAATGCCTGCTGTTCAATGCGGACCACGGTTCCCGGCAGGACGTTCACCGCTTTACCCTGTGCTTCGAGCGCGCCTCTGACGGCGTGTTCTACATGCCCGGCTCCTATTGGGTGGCCGAGTTTGAAAAGCGGATTGGCAGGCTTCTCAAAGCCTCTGAAATCCGCCTTGCGACCGGCAACCAGGGTGCCGCCTCCCAACATGACAGAGATTGCGGGTTTGCGCCCGTGAAGGAGAAACGATGAGCCAGTCACGCCTGTGCATCATACCATCAGAAGCCGTCAGCGACACGCGCCTGACGCATGTTCAGCTTCGCGTCCTGCTGGCGATCGGCAGCTTTACCGGCAAGGACAAGGCCGCTTTTCCGAAGCAAAAGACGCTTGCGGAGATGCTTGGCTTGACCCGCGAGACAGTCAACCGCGCCATCGCGGCGTTGAAGCGGTTTGGATACATCGAGGTCGAACACCAGCACCGGGAAGACGGCGGCCAGCGGGAAAGTCTGTATTGGGTCAAACTGGACCCTATCGGACAAGCCCCCTGTGACGAGCCAGTCACACCCCCAGTGACGCATTCCGATCACACCCCCCGTGACGTGCAGGGATCACACCTAAGAACGTTCCATAAGAACGATACAGTAGAAGCTGACGCTTCTACTGTGCCCACGCTGTTTGAAACCCCCGCTGAAAGAAAATCGACGGGAAGGGTTAGGGGTAGCGCCCGATCCGTGCAGATTCCCGCCAACTGGACCCCCAACCTGACCGTGATGGCCTATGCCAGCAAGAACGGCCTGACCCGAGAGGAAATCAACCATGAAGCCGATCAGTTCCGCCATGATGCCGCTGCTGCAGGAAAAAAGTTCAAGGATTGGGATGCCGCTTTCCGAAAGTGGATTGGAAACACGGTCAAGTGGCGCGCTGAGCGTGCAGCCAACTCGGCTGCTAGAGCGAAGCCCGGCGGACAATCTCGCGGCGGCGGTATCTTCGCTGCAGGAGTACGGGCTGTCAGTGAAGCACGAGGCTACGGGCAGCCGGTTCGTGACGAAGATGATCGGAGACGTGGAAACGACGACATGGGAGCCGGTCATGACATTGACGGTGAGTTCTTCCGGATCACTGGGACGTGAGCCCATCCGGCTGATCCTCGATGCCCTGCAAGCCCCTGCTCCTGCCGACAAGATCACCGAATGGCTGACAATCTGCGCCGGTCTGACACTGGCGACCCGCGACGACGACCCGGCAGGCAACGTCCGCCTGAAAGCCTACACGGCCAAGCTGGCAGAGTTTCCGGGCGACGTTGTTCGCAAGGTGCTGAGCGACTGGCCAAGCAAGAGCAAATGGTTCCCGGCATGGGCTGAATTGCAGGTCCAGCTTCACAACGAAATGAGCGTTCGCCTGTCGCTGATCCATCAGGCCCGCCGCCACCTAAACCGTTCAACAACAGGAGACTAACCGTGACCGAAGGGCTGACTAAATTCGGACCCCCCGCTGAAAGCCATATCCAAATGGTGATGCAGGAATACAACCTCACCCGCTCGGAGCTGACGGGGCCAAGCAAGGAACACCGCTTAATGCCAGCTCGCCGCGATCTGTTTATGCGCCTGCTGTGTACTCCGTGGAAATGGGTAAACGGCGAGCCTGTGTATCGCTCACTTCCGAAAGCGTCTCGCTATGTGGGCGACCGTGATCATACCACGGGCCTTTCAAGCATCAGGGCTTACGGCGTGGAGTTCCTAGACCTGCCTTGGAAGTCCAGCGTGGCCGAAATTCGCGTTGCTTACATCGCCAAATCCCAGCAAGCTGAAGGCATGGAGATTGCAGCGTGACCGAGGAAGAAGCGAGGACGAAATGGTGTCCGTTTGCCCGCACGATGGGCATTGACGGCGATGTCATCATGCCAGCGGCAAACCGCGTGTTCATGTTTACTGGCGCCAACAAGCTGACCTTTCCACATCCTGAGATGTGCGCCTGCCTTGCTTCCAAATGCATGGTTTGGCGTTGGGATTATGACGAATACGGCGATGCAACTGAAGGCTTCTGCGGCCTAGCGGGGCGCCCATGATCCCCCTTATCCTCCTGATCCAACTTATTGGCGTCGTCGCTTGGGCAGGTGCGGAATGAACCCCGCTGCTAATTACATTATCGGCTCCTGCCGTCCGTGGAAATACGGCTACATCCGCCGCGAGTACACCCGCAGCCGTGAAGACGGCCACGGGGAATACCTCGTCTGCGCCATCCACGGCCTGCGCGCAATCGAAGGCGAAAGCCTCTGGTTCCAGTGCATGATCATGGAAGGCAAGGGCACAGGCGCCGGGTTCATGGCCCCGATTGAAGCGTTCTGCCATCGCATTCCTGACGAACCCCGCGTTAAGGGCGAGCCGGTGGACATGAACATGATCCAGCCTTGGGACACGTTCAGCAGCAGCTTTGGCGTTCACGAGTTTGAGTTTCACCGGCACATGCGCGCCGTGATCCTGCCAGCCCGCATGGATGCAACCTATTGGTTCACCATCGACTTTGCCGAAAGCAGCCTTGCGGAAAACGCAGACCAGCACAAGCACCTGCACTTGTTCGAGCTGGCAGACGGCAACATAGGCGCGTTTCCCAACAATCGCGTGCTGTGGAATGACCCCGCGTTCTGCAAGCCAACTGAAGAGCGCCCCGATTTCACAAGCCTTTGGGGCGAGTTCCGCTCTGAAGGCGTCCTGCCTGTTGGAAGTGGAAACCCGTGGTGAGACCCCACAGCTTCCGCTGCCAGTTTGGCGTCCATCGCTACGACGAGCGCGATGAGTTCGGCCGCACATGGTGTTCCCGCTGCGGCGAACGCCAGCCCCGCCGCTTCGCCCAGATTCAAACTGCTGAACAACAGGGCCGGGAACTGAACCGGCCAAAGACACGGGGTCAACGCTAATGCTATACGCCTTCACCGCAGCCCACCCGCTCAAAGCCGCTGCCGAGCTTCGTGAGGCGGGCTATGACGCTTTCTGCCTGATGATGATCGACAGGCGCCGCAAGGCCCGGATCACCAAGGGCAAGACCGGCCAGCCCGTGTTGGCCCTGCCGGGATATTGCTTCTCGCATGACCCCGACCCGTGGACCGTATCCAGAATGCGCCACGTTCGCGCAGCAGTGGCCTTCTGTGGCCGCTGGCAGGGCATACCGCCCAAAGAGGCTCAATGGCTTCTGCGGCCTCCGCAGGGCATTTTCCACGATACCGACATCCCGCGCTATGCCAACCGCCCCGCGCCGCCGCCTGTCAAGGTTGGCGACCGCGTGACGCTGACGATGGCCTGCGAGCGTCTGGAAGCGCCTGTGCTGGCTGTCGATGGCGAGAACCTGCTGTTGCAGATCAGGCTTTTGGGCCGCGACACGATCCGTGTACCGCTTGCCATGATTGAAAGCGTAGCCGCTTGACGTGCAATGCGAACCCCTGCAAAACGTACAGGCTTCGCGTTGATCAGTCGGCAGTCACAGGACCGAGCCGCTAACGTGATCCAAGGGGGCCGGGCTAACCGCGACGCCCCCATGTGCAAAGCATTGCTTGAAACACGCAGCGCGACAGTGAGCCGGGCCCCGGACCACCCCAGATGCTCCCCTGACCCCAAGCCGGGCAACCCGGCTCTCTCCCGCGCTGACCGGAGAACCCCCATGACAGACCGCTACACCGAACTGGTACGGCAGGCGTATGAGGCGCAGCAAGCCCGTGAAGGCGAGCGCTATCAATCGCTCACCTCCGACCTTGCCCAGATTGACGCCGATCTGGAAGCGCTCGCTGCTAAGCGTGAACAGGCCGTTGCTGCCCTTGAAAGCATGGATGACGCCGTTGAAGCCGCCAAGGAAGCGCTTGTCACGTATTTCAGCGGCGAGGCTGACGACGACATGTTCGAGCCGGTAAAGCCTGACGTGTCGCAGTATCTCGACCCGTGGGCAGATCATCCGTCCAGCGATGAGTTCTCCACCCCCCGCGCTAACGGCGCTTATGCCGAAGCTGACTAACCCCACGAAAGGGCTGACCCATGAAGAACATCGACCTGCCTACCATCGGCAACGCCCTTGCTGGCCTCGCCCTTGCGTTCCTGGTGGACAACGTCGCCCTTGACGGCGCTGTCACGAAAGCCCTGCCTGAAGGCTTCGTTGCCCTTGTCGGCTTCGTGATCTTTGCAGGCGCCACGTATTACGGCTATCGCGCGGCCAAGCGTTCCAACTGATGCTGTTCGCAGCCGCCATCCTGCTTTGCCTTGGGCTTGGCCTTGCTGTTGCCATTGGCCGTATTGGATGGCGTGACTGATGGCCGTTGTACGCTCTCCCGTGCGGTCTGTGGTGCGCTCGCCTGTAAGGGGGGTGTTTGGGAGTGACGCCGGATCGCTTTTTGACTTCTACGTGGACAGCGTAAACGGCTCTGACAGCAATGATGGCCTGACGGCTGCGGCGGCGTTCCAGTCGATCGAGGCTGCTTACACAGCAAGCGAGAGCGGGGATGTCATAGCTTTGAAGGCTGGCCAATATCATTTGCGCAGAACTAACGTATCGTTGGCAGACCGCAGTTTTGGCAAATATGGCTCAGGCGATGATCCGATCATTGACGCTCGGCAACATTTGCAGGCCGCGACGTGGACCAATACGAGCGGAAATGTCTGGCAGACAGATGTCACACTTGGTCAAACTTCTGTCGCGGGCGGCACAGGCTCGAACACTTTTAATCCAGGCATGTGGTTTAATGAGCTGTTCCTTGACTGGAAGGTTGGCGGTGCCGACATCGCTGCCAACATTTCGGCAGTAGAGGCTGCGGTGGGATCGTTTACCATTCACCGGACGGGCCAAACGCAGCAAGACCCCCGCGTATCCGGGCAGGCGGGAACGGCGTTTACGGTCTATGTTCATTTGCCGGACAGTTCAGACCCGAACGGGCAAGATGTGAGCGTGACCAGCTATCAAGCGGTCTGCAACCTGCAAGGTGGCACGCTAACAAACATTGTTTTCAAGGGCGGTCACGGCAAGGATCATGTTGGAATAGTTTCTTATTCTGGTGACCTGCCGACCTTTGTTAATTGCTCGTCCATCGACTTTGGCGAGCATGGCTGGGTTGGGCCTGCCAATGTGGTCGGAACCTGGTTTGCTCGCGGCAAGGCCCGTCCCGGTGTTTCTGGGGCAACATTGGGCCGCAACGGCGGCGCTGCATTCAACGCTTTCACCAATGTTTACCGTGACACGCTCGACTTGAGCATTGAGAATATCGACGCGGCGGATTGTGCTATTGCTTTCTACGGCCACGGAAGCGGCAATCGTGGCTATCGTGACATTACAATCGGCACGCTGACTGTAGATAATTGCACCAAGATCGCGGTGATGAATCCCGTTCCTACGACGCTGCTTTCCATGTGCAACGGCACTGTTGCGATTGGCGATATTCAGGCAACTGATGTTGACCGCGCGTTTGAGGTGGACGGCGTTTGGACGGTCGGCGCTGGCAATATCAGCTTTGCCGTAACCCCACTGTCTACCAACACCGAGGACCTTGCTGTTTTTGTTGGCAATGAGCCAACGCTGACCATGACGGGAGTGACGTGGGACTTCAACATGACCGGCAGCGCTGGCTTTGCCCGTAATCTGTCCGACCGGAACACCAGTTCTTCGTTCACCGATCCGGTGCTGATACTGGACGGATGCACAGACGCATCAGCGGCAGGCATTCAGGGCCGCCTGCGCCGGGGCGGCACGGCTAACATCTTCTCCAAGATTGCGCTTACTGTTTCGGGCGGATCGTTAATTGGCGACATCCTTGATCAAGCTACGGGCACCAATTATCCGGTCGAGCTGACAGTCGAGGCTGGTTGCACATTTGGCATGGGCGACAGAACAGGCCCTGCGATTGAGGCGGCCCTTACTGCCGCCAGCATCCCGTACACGATCAGCAACGATACCACTATCGTGAACCGCGCCGGAACGGTTCTCAGCTCTCCGGGATGGTAGGCCCGGTCTACCGCCACGAGCTTTACCATGTGCAGCAGGATGCGCGCGGTGAGGCGATGAACCATAGAGGATGGCAATAAATGGCCCAATCTGTCACCCTAGACGCCAATGACGAAACCAACCCCGCAAGCGGCACGTTTGTGGTCCCTCGCGGCCAGACAGCCAGCTACTCGGTAGACATCACCGGCACCATCACGGTCACGCTACAGCGCCGTATTGGTGGTACTGCGTGGATCGATGTAGAAACCGGCTACACGGCAGACACCACAAAGCAGATCGAAGCCCCCGGCGAATATCGCCTGATAGCCTCTGGAACTTCTGGAGGCTCTGCCGTCACCATCCTGGCGCTAGACGTATGACCGACCGCCTCGTCAAAGTGTTGCAACAGCTTTTGGCTTACGACCCCGAAACGGGAAAACTATTCTGGAAGGCAAGGCCAACCGAGATGTTCCCTTCGGCAAAAGACGCAAAAACGTGGAATACCACATGGGCAAACCGTGAGGCGTTTACTGCGGTACACCATAACGGCTATTTTGTAGGCGCTGTGTTTGCTAAAAATTATAGAGCGCACCGTGTAATTTGGGCAATGCATTATGGCGAATGGCCAAAGGGACAAATAGACCACATCAACGGTGACAAGCGAGATAATCGCCTTGGCAATTTACGTTGTGTCACGCACCAAGAAAACGGAAAAAATCAAAAACGCAGGTCAACAAACACCAGCGGGGCGACCGGGGTTGATTATGTTGCGCGGTTAAGAAAGTGGCGAGCCCAAATAAAAGATGGAAAAAAAGCCGTTCACCTTGGTGTTTTTCCAACGTTTGAAGAGGCACTAAGCGTCCGAAAGGCTTGGGAAGCAAAACTGTCTTACCACGCAAATCACGGGCGGGTTTGCAATGACTGACCGGCTGATCAAGGTTTTGCAACAATCAAAGACGATCCTGCGGGGCCTCAAGCCTCGCGGTAACGCCATCGTGGCCACACAGGACGAAAACGAAACGCTTGACTACAGCGTCAACTGGTCCGGCTGGCTTGGCACAGACACCATTGCAAGCGTCTCCAACGTCGTCACTGGCCTCACAATCTCCAACGCCAGCAACACAACGACAACCGCCACGTTCCGCCTCTCTGGAAGCATCTCCGGCTGGCTAGAGCACCGCATCACCACAGCAGGCGGGCGCACCAAGGAGCTGCTGATCCTGCTGGAGGTGTCTGGGTATCCTGTCAGTTCGGATTATGGGCTGCGCATCCGCGCTTAGGTTGGCGCAAACAATGCCTTGGTGTGGTCGAAACCCGCCAAAACAGTGCCCTAGGGTAGAAACACTATGATTGATAGCAAAAAACCAGTGTGCGACCGTGCCTAGAGGTGGACCGCGCCCGAACTCAGGCCGCCCCAAAGGCGCCAAGACCAAGCTGACTGAACAGGCGATCCTGAAAGCAGGCGAGGGCCTTTTGCCTCTCGACTACATGCTGAGCCTGCTACGCGACGAAAGCCTAGACACAGCCCAGCGGTTTGAAGCGGCAAAGGCAGCGGCGCCTTACGTCCATGCCCGCCTGAGCCAAGTAGACAGCACGGTGACCCATAAGCGTGATGTTGCAGAACTTACAACGGCAGAACTCGACGAACTTCTCGCGGCTGAACTTGCTTCAGGAAAAGCGCGCACGTCTCGCGGCCACAGAGACGCTGGCGGCGTTCACTGAATACACCTTCCCGCAGTACAGGACGGCAGAGCATCACCGGCTGATCTGCGAGAAGCTGGAAGCGGTAGAGCGGGGCGAGATTGATCGCCTGATGATCTTCATGCCGCCGAGGCACGGCAAGTCAGAGCTGGCAAGCAAGAGGTTCCCGGCCTGGTATCTGGGGCGCAACCCGCAGAAGCAGGTCATCACCGCAAGCTATAACAGCGATTTGGCTGGGGATTTCGGGCGGCAGGTCAGGAACATCGTCCGCGAGCAGCGGTTCCGCAACGTGTTCCCGAGCGTCACGCTGGCAGAGGACAGCCAAGCGGCAAACCGCTGGAACACGAGTGCAGGCGGATCGTATGTGGCGGCGGGTGTCGGCACGGCAGTTACGGGACGCGGCGCGCATCTGTTGTTGATCGATGACCCGGTGAAGGACCGCGAGGAAGCGGAAAGCGAAACCCGGCGAGAGACGGTCTACAACTGGTATTCCTCGACGGCCTACACCCGTTTGATGCCGGGCGGCGCGGTCATCCTGATCCAGACACGCTGGCATGAAGATGACCTTGCGGGCCGCTTGTTAGAGGCAGAGGCCAAAGGTGGGGACAAGTGGGAGAAGCTGATCCTGCCAGCCATCCTGAGCAATGGGCAAGCGCTCTGGCCTGAATGGTATCCGATTGACGCGCTGAACCGCACCAAGGCCGCCATTGGCCCCCGTGACTGGTCGGCGCTCTACCAACAGCAACCCGCGCCTGATGACGGCACGTTCTTCCTGAAAGCCTGGTTCAAGCGCCACGAAAGCCCGCCTGAGCGCTGCCACGTCTACATGACCAGCGACTATGCGGTGACTGAGGGTGACGGCGATTACACAGAGCACGCCATCTGGGGCATTGATGGCACTGGCCGGATTTTCCAACTTGACTGGTGGCACGGTCAGACCGCTTCCGACGAATGGATCGAACAGAAGCTGCACATGATCCGCAAGTGGAAGCCTATCTGTGCGTTTGGCGAAGCGGGTGTGATCCAGAAGGCCATCGAGCCGATGCTGAAGCGCCGGATGACCGAGACGGCCACCCGCTGCCGGATGGAATGGCTGCCAAGCATTCATGACAAGGCGACCCGTGCCCGTGCGTTCCAGAGCCGGGCTGCAATGGGCGAGGTTTCGCTACTGGATGACGAGAGGGGAGAGCGCGTGTTGAAACAGTTGTTAGCCTTCCCAGCCGGTAAGCACGACGACGCTGTGGACGTGTGTTCGATGATGGGCCTTGCGCTGGACATGGCGCATCCGGCCATCGTGCCGCTGGCCACGCCCAAGCCGCAAGCGTTTGGCGATTACCGGGCCGGTGCGCCTGCGGGGGATAGTTGGCGGGTATGATTGCGGGCAAGCCTCAGACAGAGAAGTACGGCGGCCAGACCGACGGCACGAACGTTGAGTTCGCCGGGAAGGACATTGCGACCTACAAGAAGTGGGTGCGCCAAGCCGAGGACGCACACAACGAGGCGCGCAAGCTGTCTCACCGAGACCGCGACTGGTACGACAACTACAACGACACGCAATGGGATGAGCGCGAAAAGCAAATCCTGATCCGTCGCGGCCAGCCGATTGTCACCATGAACCGCATCAAGCGCAAGGTGAACTTCCTGTGCGGCATTGAGCAGAAGGCACGCTCTGACCCTAAAGCCTTTGCCCGCAAGCCGGGGAATGAGGAACAGGCCCAGGTTGCGACGGATGTTCTGGACTACATCGAGAACACGATCCGGTTCGACAAGATCGCCTCGTCATCGTTTAAGTGCCTTGCCATTGAAGGCATAGCCGCGATCGACATCTGTTACGAGGAAGGCGAAGGCGCGTTTGGCATTGTCGGCAAGGAAATCGACTTTGACCAGTTCTTCTACGACCCGCGCAGCAGACGGGCGGACTTCTCAGACGCCCGGTATCTGGGGTACCACAACTGGTACGACCTTGAAGACGCAATGGCGCTGTTCCCGGACAACCCGGATGCCGAGGCTGCGCTTAAAGGCTCTCTGACCGGCGATACGACTGACGAGGGATACGACGACAAGCCCCGGTTCCGCTGGGGCGATGAAGACCGGCAACGTGTTCGTGTGGCGTGTATCTACTGGCGCGCACCGAATGGCGTCTGGAACTATGCGTATTTCTCCGGCGGCGGTGTGCTGGACGAGGGGGAAAGCAGGTATGTCGATGACAAGGGCGTGCCCACGTGCCCCATCATTGCAGCGTCCGCCTATGTGACCCGCGAGAATGAACGTTACGGTGTTGTCCGGGACATGATCGGGCCTCAGTCCGAGATGAATTACCGCCGGTCGATGTCGCTGTTTCTGATCAAGAACCGGCGCATCTGGTCGAAGGCTGGCATCTTCCCGCCGGACACAAACCCAAAGGAAGAAGTCGCACGGGCTGACGCGCACCTGATTGCCAATGGTGAGCTGGGTACGGACTGGGGGTTCATTGAGAGCCAGGCCGAGGTTGCCCAGAACTTTGAGCTGCTTCAGGACGCCAAGAACGAAATCGACGCACAGGGTCCGAATGCTGGATTGCAGGGCCGGGGTGTTGAAGGCCAGTCAGGCCGGGCCATCCTTGCCCAGCAAAACGCTGGATTGGCTGAAGAAAACACGCTGTACGATACGCACAACGATTGGAAGCTGAGAGTTTACAGGGCATTCTGGGCACGGGCGAAGCAATTCTGGACTGAGCCTATGTTCCTCCGCATCAGCGATGACGAGGCACCGGAAGGCGCACGGTTCACGCCGGTCAACCAACCGATGATGCCGGGGCAAATGCCACAAGGCCAGCCCATGCCGCCGCAAGCCCCACCGATGGGCGGTGTTCCGGGAATGGGAATGCCGGGCCAGAAGCCCCCGCAAATGCCCCAGATGCCGCCCCAGATGGGCAACGTCATGCCAATGGGCATGGGTACGCCTCCGATGGGTCCGCCCCCTGTGCAGAACGCACTCGCTGAAATGGATGTGGACATCATCATCGAAGCCGCGCCGGACATGATCACGCTGCAACATGAGCAGTTTGAGCAATTGACCGCGATGGTACAGGCCGGGGTTCCGATCCCGCCGGACGTGCTGATTGAAGCCAGCCAGCTCCGCAACAAAAAGCAGCTTGCCGAGAAGATGGACGCAGGAATGCAGCTCCAGCAGGCCCAGCAGCAATTGCAGGAAATGCAGAAGCAGCTCCAGCAGGCGCAGGCCGAATTGCAGAAGGCGCAGATGCCGAAGCCGGAGACGATCAATCCGCTGGACATGGCGAAAGCGCAGGACATGGCCCGCAAGGCAGACCGCGACGACGCGCTGGCACAGGCCACAATCCGCGACACAGACGCAGGTATTGCCCTGAAGGCCGCGCAGGCCACGCAGGCGCAGGCCAGTGCTTACAAATCGGTAGAGGATGCCAACCGTCCTCTGCCCACACCGACTAAGCCGAAAGGCTGAGACCCGCCGCCGGGGATCGGGCGTATCAGGCCGCCGCTGTTACGGGCGTTTGGAGATGATGATGAGTGGAGAGAAAGACTTTCTTGACGAGTTTGCCGAGCAGGATGCTGCCCTTGAACCCGTGCAACAGACCATTGACCGCGTGGAACCCGCTACAGGCGGACCAGAACGCGGACCCGATGGGAAGTTCGTGCGGAGGGAAGCAGCCGAAAAAGCGACGCAAGCCGAAACGGGCGCAAAAGAAGCTGCCGGAATGCAGCAGATCACCGAGCCGCCGTCGGATGATGAAGAAGGTGCACAAGTCCCTCTGTCGGTTGTCAAAGCCCTCCGCAAGGAACTCCAGGAGCTAAAACGCTCTCAGGGACAGGCAACCCAAACGCAACCCAAGGCGCCGGAGTTTACCGGGCCACAGGTAGCATTCGAACAGGACCCGCGTTCTTACCTCGAACAGACGTTGCACGCCCAGAAGATGCAGATGAGCATGTTCATGGCCAGCCAGCAGAATGACGAGGCAACCGTTCGTGAAGCATGGTCAGCCTTTGACGAAGCCTGCCGGAATGACCCGGCAACTTCGGCTTACAGCTACACGCTTCTCCAGCATCCCCACCCGATGGGCGAGCTGGTGAAATGGTACAAGCGCGAACAGCAATTGCAGATGCTCAACGAGGCAGGGTCACTTGAGGCCCTCATTGAACAGCGTCTTCAAGCCATGCAAGGCGGGCAAGCCCCGCAGGTCCAGACGCAGGGAAGGCCAAACGTCCCGCCATCACTGGCAGGAACAGGCAAGCCCCGCACATCAGATGCAACCGGTGAACCCGCAGACGGCTTCGACGTCCTTTTCAAACGCTAACAACCCCTGAAAGGACAAGGCTATGGCCTATACGACCCCGGCAACGGGCAACATTCTGAAGAAATGGGAAACCGACTATTTTGCGGAATACGTCCGCGAGAGTGGGTTTAATCCCTACATGGGCTCTGGCACGAACTCCCCGTTCGTTGTCAAGAAACAGCTCATCCAGGGCGGTCAGGTTATCACTGTTCCGCTCGTCTCGGCGCTGACCGGTTCCAACGTTGGCACCGGCACGCTGGTTGGTAACGAGGAAAGCCTTGGCAACTACTCGTACGACCTCAAGCCCTACTGGCATCGTTATGCCGTGGCCATCAAGAAGTCTGACGAGCAGAACTCGGTCATCGACCTCCTGAACGCCTCGCGTGACATGCTCAAGGTCCGCGATATGGACGACATGCGTGACAGCATTATCAATGCGCTCTCGTCTGTTGTTGAGGCTTCCAGCTCCTATACCGATGCTCCCGGCCACTCAAAAGAAGTCTTCTTCTCCGAGGCAACCACGGCGCAGAAGAACACGTGGGCAGCTGCAAACGAGTACCGGATCCTGTTCGGTAACAGCGAGGCGAACTACAACGCCACGTTCGGCACGGCGGCTGCAAACGTTGACACCACCAGCGATAAGTTCTCGGTGACGTCGATTGCCCTGCTCAAGCGCATGGCAAAACGCCGGTTCCGCACTGCCAAGGGTGACGCGATCGATCTCCCGTCGATCCGCCCAATCCGTACCGGTTCGCAGGGCCGTGAGTTCTTCGTGTGCTTTGCCGGTCCTGAAACGTTTGCTGACCTCAAGCTCGACATGCGTACCATCAACCTCGATGGTCGCCCGCGCGATGTGGAAAGCAATCCCATCTTCCAAGATGGCGACCTGATTGTTGACGGCGTTGTGGTCCGGGAAATCCCCGAGATTGGCAACGTTGGCACGATTGGTGCGGCTTCGGCCACAGTGTACCCGGTCTACTTCACAGGCGCTCAGGCGCTTGGCATTGCGTGGGGTCAGACGACCCGTGCCACGCAGCGCAAAGAAGACGACTTCGGGTTCGTCAAGGGCGTTGGCGTCGAGAGCCTCTGGAGCGCAGAGAAACTGCGTTACAACGGCATCGACCATGGCATGATCACCGGCTTCTTTGCCGCAACCTGATAGCATAGAGAGGAACTGAACCATGGGTTCTCAAGCACGTGTGTATCACACGAACCAAATCCACTATCTCCGCAAGGACATCACCTATCTGGACACGGGTGTCAAAACCGTTGGCGTTCTTCCGGCTGGGGCAATCGTTGTGCAGGCTGGCGTCATTGTCTCGACGGCATGGAACTCCGGCACGTCGGATGTTTTGGACATCGGCACGTCTGGCGATGGCGACGGGTTCGCAACGGACCTTTCGCTCCGCACGATTGGCAATATCGTCTGGGACGAACTGGCCACGTCGAACGACCTGTACAGCGCGTCTGAAGTGACGATCACCTGTGAGGCTGCTTCGACGGGCACAGCGGCGACTGCCGGTGTGGGCCATGTCTATGTCGGCTATATCCCGGCAGCGTGATGACAGACCGTCCTATCCGCCTTGCCGTGCTTACGCCTTCCCTTACGGGGCAGGTACATATTGAGCACGGCGAGGCGATTGCGGACCTGAGAGTGCAATGCCTCAAACGGGGCATTGCATTCCGCAGGTTCTACAACAAAGGTTCGTCCGTCCTGTGCAAGAACCGCAACGTGCTGGCACAGTGCGCGGTGGATTTTGGGGCGGACTGGGTGCTCTGGGTCGATGATGACATTGCGTTCAAGGCCGAGGACGTGTTCCGGCTGATGGACAGAGGGAAAGACATTATCGGGGCTTGCCCGCAACGCCGGACGCACAAATGGGGCGAAGGCGGTACGGTCGCGTTCGATGGTGTGCCGAAGCGTGGCCCTGACGGCTTGGTAGCAGCGGACAAGATGCCGACTGCGTTCCTGCTGGTTCGGGGTAGCGTGTTCACGGACCTTGCTGCTTCTGGCCTTGCACCTGAATACAAGACCCGTGACGGAGCATCTGGTGAACTCACGATGCGGAAGTGGTTCTGGTTTGACGTAGACGCCGAAGGCTATGACGTTGGCGAGGACTATTACTTCTGCAACCAGGCCAGAAAGCTCGACTATGAATGCTGGTGTGAACCTGACGTGAGGCTGTCTCACTTTGAAGGCCTTGTGGAGCACACGCTGAGCCTTGCAGACATCATGCAGGCGATGGAGATGGCAGATGGCAACGCAAGCTGACCTTGTCGCCCGTGTCCTGAAGGAACTTTACGTTCTGGAAGGCGGGGCAACCCCGAACGCAACGGACGACGCAACCGTCGATGAAGGCATTGCGGAAGTTCATGCAGAATTGCAGGAACGCCGGATTGCGTATTGGGAACTTACGGACATTCCCGAGGCAGTCATGCGGGGATTGACCCTGATGGTAGCCGGGAATGTAGGGCGCAGGTTTGTGCCAGACATGAGCGTCGGTGAATGCGAGCAGATGCGGGAACTGGGCATGAGACGTATCCGCGAGGTGATCGCGATGCAGCAAGACCATCAGCCCGTTCCGCAGAATTACTTTTGAGGTGAGACATGGCAATCCTTCGATACAACGGGCCTTGGGACAATCGGGAACTATGGGGCATGAACTTCCCCCGTGGGCAAACGGTCGAAACCAATGACCCGGACCTGATTGCAAAGGCTCTGAGACTGGATGGGTTTGAGCGTCTGGACGTGGAGCCGGTGCAGAACCCCGAGCCAGAAGATTACCCGGCTTCCCCGGAGCCTGTAGCTTTTGACGAGCTTAAAATCCCGGTGGTGGGTGCGAGGCTTCTTCCTGACGGCTGGGAGAAGATGCATTGGAAGCAGCGTGTCAAGCTGGCCAAGGAACTGACCGGCAAGGACTGCGCCAACGGGTCTGAAGCAGATCAGGCGCTCCGCGAGGCGCTGGAGCCGCAGTAATGCCCGAAGCCGCGATTGCCTCCTCGCACTTCGAGCCCGACGGGTACGGGGACGCGCGGAAGTTCGTCATCAACTATTACGTTGAGCCGAACGGCGGCGACCCGCAAAGGCCGGTGAGGCACGTCAACACGCCCGGCAGCCGGATTGTTGATAATGGCAGCGTGCTGACCACAAGTGTGCGCGGGCTGTTCCAAGCAGACGGGTTTGAGAGTGGTAAAATCGTTGTGCCTGATGGGACGACGGTTAGGCTCTATGATGTGAGTTCTAACACATGGAGCGCCCTGACCGGGACCATGACAGGTACGGATAGGGTCAAGGCTGTGTTCGGGGAAGTCCAGGCGGGATTCCTTAGCGGAGGCAACCTCTTCCAGTCTGGCGGCGCCAGTGTTGCGGCGCTGTCAGACGCGGATTGGGCAACCTTGCTGAGCGATGCAGGCGAGACGGCTTACACGTCGATTGCCACGATGGGGCAGCGGCTCCTTGCAAGCTATGGAAGCCGGTTTGCGTTCTCCACAACCTTGCAGTTCAACACGACGACGACGCTGAGCTATTACACGGCGGAGTATGCCCCTGACGGGATTGTTGGCCTTGCGGTGATTTCCAACACGCTGATTGTGTTCGGTACGCAGACGATCCAGCCTTGGGTCGAGACGGGCGATAATGACGACCCGTTTTCCCCGATTGTAGGGCAGGAAATCGACCGAGGCGCGGCGTGCCGGGACAGCATCGTCAAGCTGGATAACACGCTGTTTTTCATTGGCGATGACCTGAGCGTCTACCGGCTGGCAGGGCTTACGCCTCAGTTGCTAAATGCAAATGATCCGTGGGTGAGCAGATACCTTGCCACTGTCGATCGATCCGACATCGTATGCAGTGCCATCGAGACAGAGGCGCACAAATTCTACGTGATCCGCACGCCGAACAAGTGCATCGTCTATGACGTGGCGACGCAGACATGGCACCTTCGCCAGACTTATGGATCCGAGACTTGGGAATGGGTGTTTCAGGTGACTGTGGATGGCCAGCAATTTGCAGCGCCGGAAGGCCGCACGCTGGTGGAACTGAGCCGGTCCTACAAGTCTGACCGGATGCCGGATGCGTCCACGTTCGGGACGGAGATTGTGCGGTATTTCTCGGCACATCTGCCGGTCAACATGGGCAACCAGCCTTTGGGACAAGTCCGTGTTGAAGGCACTAAAGGTATCGGCCTTGTAAGTGGGCAGGGATCAAATCCGCTGCTCTCGATGGCCATAAGCCGGGACAAGGGCAACACGTTCGGGGCGTACCGGGATCGATCACTAGGGGCCATTGGGGAATATGATGCGCAGACATCGTGGGAGCAAAACGGGCGCGCAAAGCCTGAGCAGACTGTTTTGCTGTTCCGCCTAAGTGATCCGGTGGGGTTCTTACCTAGCCGTGTGCCAGTGGGTGAACGCTGATGAGAAACGACCAGCTGGCAGCGGCACGCAGGGTGCAGAACAGGTATCCAGATGTGGCCTTCCGTGCGGTGCCTACGGGGATAGAGGTTCGGGGCGTGCTTGTGCCCATCACGGACAACATGAGCCCGGAAGAAGTCCGGCAGGCCTTGGTTATCGAGGTGCTTAATGGCTAGCCGCGTTATCCCGAAGCAGTTTGTGGACCCCGCCACAGGTCAGTTGACCTTTGATGCCGTCCGTTATCTCAACGACTTGGACAACGGCGCAAGCGATAGCATCCGGTCTGTGGGTACGATCCTTTCCGGGGTGAACCAGACACAGCAGGCCATTATAGCTGGGACGCAGCCGCTTGCAGATGTGCTCATCACTGGCTTGGGGTCAGTTACCAGCGGCCTTGAAAGCGCCGAAGCGAACGTATCTGCCGCAGCGGTCGCCGCTTCAGCAGGCGCGCTAACAGCATCTGCAAGCCCCGCAAGCCTCTACAGCGAAAACGTAGGGTCCGGCACAATTACCACGGGCACGGTGACGATTACCCCAGTTGGGGGCACAGGGCCTTACACATACGCATGGCTCTACAAGTCCGGGTACGCGAGCTTCACAATATCCAGCGCGACAGCGGCGGCGGTAGACTTCACTTCTGCAAGCCTGATTCCCGGCCAGACCAGAAACGGCGTGTGGACTTGCACAGTAACAGACAGCGCCGCTGCAACGTTCGCAGTTGACGTGGCAATTACGGTCGTTGCGACCGAGTAGGAGTTAGAGATGGCGTTTTGGCTTCCAGCGGCAATTATCGGGTCCAGCTTGCTAGGCGCGGGCGCGTCCATATCCAGCGGTAACAAGGCCGCCAAGGCGCAGGAAGAAGCGGCGCGTCAGGCAGCTGCCACGCAAAACCAACAGTTTGAACGTTCGCTTCAGCTACAGGCACCGTTCCAGCAAGCCGGACTTAATGCCCTTGCCATGCAAGGCAGTTTGCTGGGCAATTCCAACCTTGTGCCCCAATCTGCAATCCAGCAGTCACAGGAAGCGTTCGCTGATCCGAATGCCAAATGGCAGGCCTACACGCAGCAATACAAGCCGGAGATTGACGCGTTCTATGCCAAGAACGCCAAGACGTTTGACCGGCTAGGCCGCGATCCTATCCGGGCGGCAGAACATTATTACAACACGGTCGGCGCCATGAAGGGCCATCAGTTGCCCACCAGCACGGGATCGGCCCCGACATCCGGCACGGGAGCGCCTGGAGCGGTCAGCGTCGGCGGCGGCGCCATGATGCCCGGCGGTGATGGCTCCCAGATGGTGCAAGGCGGGTCAACGGGGATTGGCGTCGGCACAGGTGTTGATCAGGCCTATAACACGTTCCTTGATAGCGGATTTGGCCGGTCTGCGCTGGAGACAACGAACGCCGATTACAGCCAGCTTGTCGGTGCGTTCGGTGCGGGCGGCAAGTCCATGTCAGGATCGGCTATCGGCGCCCTGAATGACCGCAACCGGCGCAACACGGCGGGAGCGTTTGGGAACTATTACAATGCGTTGTCAGGGATTTCGGGAACGGGCGCACAGATTGGAAGTCAGCAGGCAAGCCAAGCCAACCAGCTCGGCGCCAACCTTGCCAACACGCAACTTCAGCAAGGCAATGCACGCGCATCCAGCTACATGAACACGGGCAACGCGATCCAAGGCGGCTTGCAGAACGTGGGCAATGCGCTGGCTTATGGGATGGGCTCGGGTTGGTTTAGCAAAGGCGGCAGGCCTTACGTTCCAAACGGCACGACTGACATGAGAGGGTACGGCTGAAATGTATAACGCTCTCCAGACCATTCAGGCGTTTGAGGCTGGCCAAGGCCAGCGGAAAGAACGCGAGCGCGAAGCCGCCATGAAGCAGTTCGGCAACGCGCTGGCCAATAACGACTATGGCGGCGCGGCTAAGCTCGGGTTCCAGATTTCGCCTGAGTTGGGAATGCAGGCGCAGCAATATGGCGACAGCCGCAACGCGCTGGCAACCCGCAGGACCATTGGCAAGCAACTCGGCGCGGGTGATTACAAAGGCGGCATGTCTACAGCCTTCGCTGAGGGTGAGCTTGACATGGGCACCCAAATCCAAAGCATGATGCAAAACATGGAGCAGGGCGACCGCGAAAAGTTTGCCTATTCCATTCAGGAAACGGCAGCCGTGGCAGGCTCTCTCTTGTCGTATGCCACACCGGAAGAACGCAAACAGGCGCTTATGAGTGACCCTCAGCTTCAGAAGCGCCTAGAGATGGCGGGCATTCCACTTGATCAGGCGCTAAATGCCCCGATGGACAATGCCAGCCTTGAAGGCCAGATGAAAATGGGATTTACCGCCGCGCAGATCATGGAAATGCGCCGCGCAGACGCCGCTGCCGAAACGGATCAAGAGCGCTTTGACCTTGGGTATGGCCTTGATTTGCGCCGTGTGCAGCTTGCGGAAAAAGAAGCCGCAGATGCAGCAGAGGCTCGCAGGCTTGAGGCGGAAGCGCTTGCGGCGGCAGGACCGGAAATCAACGTTGACGACGAAGCCTCCTTCCGCCGCGAATACAACTCGATCACCAGCGGGTTCCGCGACGTGCAAGCCTCTTATGGACGCATCAAAGCGACGGACGCAACCACGCCAGCCGGTCAGCTTTCACTCGTGTACCAATACATGAAGATGCTGGACCCAGGTTCGACCGTTATGCAGGGCGAACAAGCATCAGCTGCAAACGCGGCGGGCGTGCCTGAAAAGACGCGCAACCTTTACAACTCTATCATTGAAGGCAAGCCGCTGTCTGGTAAGCAAGTCGCAGATTTCACGCGGCAGGCTGACCTCTTGTATAATCGCTCTCTGGAAGATTACGACAAGGCACGCATCACGTATGAGGGCATTGCCAACCAATACGGCTTTGACCCGCGCCGCACGGTTCCAGATTACGCTACGGGCAGGCCAACGGGTGAAGTGTTCCGAGGCGGCGCCGTCAACCGCATTCCACAGGGCGCGGTTCAAGAACTTATGAGCGATCCAAGCCCTGAAAAAATGCGGTTCTTTGATGAATATTATGGGCCGGGTCAAGCGCAGAAAATTATCCAACAGCAAGGCCTTGCGCCTAGCCGTATTACGTTCTGAGGGCGCAGATGTCTGAAAACCCTTTTGCAAAGTACGGTTCGCCGCAGAGCGGTTCCGGCAACCCTTTCGCAAAATATGGCCCGCCCCCCGGCGCGGATGAAGACATTATTGAACAGTACACTCAGGACATCCAGCGCCGTCTTCAAGGCGGCGCCTATGACCGCGCCGTGGCATCCCGTCTGCAAGACCCTGCCACGCTTCGCCGCATGGCCGAGATTGAAGCAGAGCGCAATGGCTATCAACCGCCAAAACAAGACGACAAGATGGGCCGTCTGGCAACGTTTGCCACGGCCTACGGCCAAGGCGGTACGTTCGGGTTCGGTGAGGAAATCTCCGGTGCGGCTGACTTCGTTGGCGGCACCGCAATGGGCCTTGTGCGGGGTGAAGGGCTTGGCGCGATCGAATCCGGCAAGCAGGCGTATTCTGAACGGGTCGCCAAAGACCGCGCCGTTATCAACAAGGCGAAGGCTGACAATCCTTACACCTACATCGCAGGCGAGCTGACCGGCGGTGTGGTGACGACCGCGCCGCTGCCGGTTGGCCTGACTGGCGCGGGTGCTCGCACAACGGCCCAAGTTGGCCTTCAGGCCAGCGCCAAGGGCGACAAGCTGGCAAAACTGGCTCAGGCATCCACGGGCGCCCGCCAAGCCAGACTGGCTGCAAAATCCGCAGCCCTGAAAGCCAAAGCCGCAAAGCTGGCCCTTCCGGCGCAGACGATAGGTCAGGCTGTGTCCCGAGCTGGCGGACGGGTTGCGGAGGCGACCGGCAAGGGAATGGGCTACGGCGCAGGTTATGGTGGCCTGTATGCGGCAGGTACGGCAGAGGGCGGTATCCCCGAGCGTCTGGACGAAGCGGCACAAGGCGCAGCATTCGGTGCAGCGGTGGGCGGTGTTCTTAGCCCGGCGGCGCAATTTGTTGTGGCCCCGATTGTCGGCAAGGCTGGCTACAGCCTGTTTACCAATGCTGAGAACAAAGCGCTGGACATGATCCTGACCCGCGCTGAGCGGTCTGGCACGTCGTTGCAAAAGGTGCGGGATGACTTCGACCGCTGGCAGAAGTCTGGCGAAGTTCCCGAGACGCTGGCAGAATTGATGGGTCCGAACGAGCGCAGCTTGCTTTCGGCAATGATTACGGTGAACCGCGAAAGCCGGGAGCAAGCGGCTAATGTGTTCGTCAACCGTGGCCGGGGCGAGGTGGATTGGCTGGAAGATGCGTTTGCGCGTAGCTTCGGAGCACGGCGCGGTGACTATGCCAAGGCGCAGTCAGAAGCAGCAAGAGCGCGCGTAGAAGACCCGGAACCGCTTTATGCAGCCGCGCACTACGGTAAGAACAAAACCCTCAAACCGCTTGACCCGCAAAAGCAGGCCAGCCTTAATAATATCCTTGCCGATGAGGATGATGTTGGCCGGATCATCAAGGATGCCGCTTCGGACTTGAACCGCATGGGCCACAAAGCGGCACGCGATGAAGTCCGCATGTATGGCGAGGCACTTCAGGCCGCCAGACGCGGTGAGCGGGTGCAAATCCCCAACCTGTCTGTTCAGGCTGCGGACTATATTGAACGCGCCATTAACCAAAGCTACAAGGCTGTTGGCGGCGGTTCTGGCGAAATCTCGGGGAGCATTGCGGGCTGGCGTGCGCTTCGCAACAACGTGCGCGCAATTATCGACGATACGGGCATCGGTGACGCGCGAGCGACTGCCGCTGAACGCATCCGGCGCGGCGAACTGCTGAAGGAAGGCTTAGACATTATGAAGCCTTCCGTCGATGTGGACGACGTGAACCGCATCATGCAAGGCATTCCAGACGCCAACATTCCCGCCGCATCAGATGAGGGTCGCAGGGCTTATGGCGTCGGTGCTGCCCGAGCCATTGCCAACGAACTTCGCAACGCGCCGAACATGGGCGGCTTTGCAGATGCGACCCGCAAGGTTGCCCGCACGCCCGCGCTCCGTGACAAGCTGGAAGCTGCGCGCCCGAAGGTGCTTGTCACTGATCCGCAAATCCTGGCCATCCGCGCCCGCCTTGCGGCAGGAAGGAAGCTGACCAAAAAGCAACAGGCCCGAGTTGATAAGCTGGGGCCGCAGTTTGCTGAAAAGATTGGCTCGGTTCAAACCAAGGCCAACGCTGCCTTGGATGAAGCCATTGAACGCGCCTCCAATCGCGCTCAGTTTGGCGTGGACATGGTGGGCAACAGCAAGACCGCGTTCCGTCAAGGTGACGTGACCGATGCGCTGGCTGATGATGGCATCTCCGCACAGATCGGGCAAAGCGTCTCTGACCTGTTGGCAGGCGGCCCGGCAATGGCAGCAAGCCAAGTGGCGCAACGCTTTGGCCGCGACATTGGCCGCGCCATCAGCCAGCCGCGCATCCTTCGCCCGAACATCAACCGCGCCGCGACTGACATCCTGCTTTCGACCGGCGACCAGATTCCGGCGCAAATTGCTAGACTGGCAGCGCGTGCTGCGTCTCGCAAAATGGGCCGCATCACGTCGCGCGGATTGCCTCCGCCTGTCGGCGGCGTTCCCCCCACCGCACCGGGCACGCCCCCACGCGGCACACCCCCCTCCGGCTCTCCCACCCCATCCCCCAACGCTCTCGCCCCGCAAGGGCCGATCCGGGCGGCTGGGTTTGGGGGCTTTGGCGGGAAGAAGCCGCCCGCTGAGCGCACGCAAGACACGATTAGCCGCGAGATCAAGGACATCGAGAAAAAGCTACGCCGCAAAGGCTACACGCTGAACGAGGCTGAAACGCTGGCCGAGGAAGGCACGCTGCCGCCCGAGCTTCGCGGACTGATGATCCAATACGGCGACCTTGTGCGTGAAAGTGGACGGATGCAGGGCGCCGCACTTCGCGCCAAGGGCGGCGTAGAAACTGATCCCGAATACCTTCGCGCCGAAAGCGAAATGAACAAGGCGATGGATGACGTTGCCAACGCTGAATATGAAATTGCTCGCGAACTGAGAGAGCGGGGCCTCAAATGGGAAGGCGATGACGCCGACTTCATGGGCGTCGTTGACCAGCTTCGCCGCGAAGGAAGGCTGAGCAATTACCTTGCGTCCCGCGTGGAAGATTTGCGCGGTGCGTCTACGCGCATGTTTGACGCTGAAGCCAAGATGAAAGCGCGGGTGCAAGCATTTGCGCCAAAGTCTCAGGGCGCTGGCGCTTTGCGAGGCGACCTCGGCAACGCCCTAGCAGGCGCAGGCCTTGGCGCAGCAGGCCCGGCAGACAGCAACGAGGAACGGCTTCGGAACATTGGGATTGGTTTCGGTGTTGGCCTCGGTGCGCGCCGGTTCGGCAAGGCGTTTGGTGCCGAGGCGGATGATGTGGCGACGGCTGGGATGCCCCGCACGCCGCAGCAAGCCGCCAAGTTCGAGACCCCCGGAAGCCCTGAATGGGAAGCCGCGAAAGCCAAGGGCCTTGATATGTCCCAAGCGGGCCGGATGGCGCGGGCGAAGGAGATGGGGTTCGATACGGATACGGTGCTGTATCATGGGACGCCAGACCGCCGCCCGATTGATGCTGAGGGCTTCAAGACGGCGCGCGAGCGCAATCAAGAGTTCCTGACGCCAGAGGCTCGCAGCGGTGAAAAGGGGCCTTACTGGTTCACCGAAAACCGCAAGAAAGCGCAGTCCTACGCTGACGATTCGAGAGCGTTTGATAGCCAAAACGCCGAACCGGCAGTATTGCAAGTTTTCTTGCGGAAGCCAAGCAATCCGCTTATAATCGACGCTGGCGGAACGGTGTTTTCTGACATTCCGCGCGATAGGGTTCTTGCGGCTCTTTCGCCCGAAGCGCTGGCAAAAATTCCGCAGAATTGGCGCAGGCCGGGCGGTGACAGTTTCCGAAGCGACGACATCGTAAAGATTGCCAGAGACGCAGGCTTCGACGGCATTCAGATTCGGAACGTCATTGATGATTACTCTGGCCAAGGGCGTCCGGGCACCACTTACGCGACGTTCGACCCCTCAAACATCCGCTCCGTAAACGCCGCCTTTGATCCAGACAAGGCCGCATCCCCCATCCTCACGGCTGGCGTAGGAGGCAAACGCCCGCCCTCAAAAAGCGAGCTTCGCAACGCGCTTTCTGGTACACTCCAGCAGCCAGCAACCCCGCTTGGAAAAGGAGCAACAAACATGATGGGTTCTATGGAGCCTCGCCCGCCAAACGCCCCGCCAACACAACGCTCGCCACTGCTTCCCGACGATATGTCTATGGAACGCGCAGGCGCCTTGCTTCGTGAAACGCCGCCGGAAAACTGGCCAGAATGGGCATGGAAGTACGAGAGCGAAACTGTCAGGGCGCTCCTGAAGCAAAAAGCAACGCCGCAGGAAATCAAAGCCAAGACGGGCCGGACAGTTGTCAAGGGCATCGGGTCGAACAGCCCGCCTATCGTATTCCCGCCTGGAATTGACGAAACGCGCGCCGCCCAGATGATCATGGAAGTCCCAGACGGTAACATGATGCCGGAACGCTGGATGGATGATTACATGCGGACGCGAGACGACTTGATGCGTATCCGCTGGAACCGCCTTCAGGCAATGAGAAGCAAGCAACCCAAACCATAGACAGGAAGCCATCATGGAAGAAGAAATCATTGCCGCACTTGAAGCCCTTATGCAAGCCGCAGGCCCCGAATGGACGCTTGAGTTCCTTAACGCTGGCCTTGCTGAAGCCGGACAGGGCGGCCAAATGCCCCCCGAGCCTGAAATGATGTCCCCCGGCGGTCCTTCTGCGATGCCTCCAATGGGCAAACGCAACGCGCTCGCGCAATAGCGCAAATCACTATACGCAGACAGAAACAGGGGCTTTAGATGGCTTTAGGTGTTCCGTTCGGTTGGCAGGTAGAAAGCGCGTCTGGTGTTCCTGTCAGCGGCGCCAAGATTGCTTTCAAGAAAGCAGGCACGGCCACGAACCGCAGTCCGTTCACGGACAAGAACCTGACGGTTCCGGCATCCAATCCCGTCATTGCGGATGCGGCTGGCTGGTTTAATGTATATCTCGATCCGTCACTTGACTATGACATCACGGTCAAGTCCGCCGACGAAAGCATCACCTATCAAAGCCTGACCTATTCAGGGCCGGGCGGCGATAGTGTGTCAGCAGGCCGCTACGCCGCAGCAGAATACGACATTGTCGCAGACGGCACAACCGAAACCCACGTAGAACTTCAAGCTGCAATTGATGCGATCTGGGAAACGGGCGGCGGTATACTTGAGCTTCCCGAAGGCATCATGGTGCTGGGTGCTGCGGTCTATGTCTGGCAGAACGTGTTTCTTGAGGGCGTCGGGGCCGGGTATAACAACCTTTATTCGTCCACGGATTTCGCTGTGTACGGCTCGGCCTTCAAGGCAAAGGCTGGGCTAAATGCGGACATGCTCACGTTTCGATACCGGGCGCGCTCCGGTGAATCGACCCCGGCTGCACCCGATGATGTGCGTCATCAAGGCGGTATGTCAAAGGTCATTGTCTGGGGCAACAGGTCAAGCGACCAAAGCCCACTTGTGCGGGACACGAACACGTCTGGGCATGGCATTGTCATTGAGGGTTGCTCCAACGTTGAACTAGATGAAGTGATTGCGGTGCGCTGCGCCGAAGACGGCGTGGTAGTCAGGTCGTATGATTACGGCGCAGGCGCAATCAGCCCGAACAATATGGTCTGGGGCGATGTCCGCGCTCTGGGCAATTACGATGAAGGCTTTGTTCTCGCGGGCGGCGATCAGCAGTTCGGCACGCTGACGGCGGGTTACAATGGCGGGGATGGCATCCAGTCAAGCTGCGCCAACACGTCTCTCAGCCGGTGCTTTGCATGGAACAACCGGGGGGCGGGCGTTCGCCAGCAGGGCGGGAATTATTCGACCTATAACCAGGTCCACGCTTACGACAACTACCTGTCCGGGTTCATCAACTCGTCGTCTGAAGGCACGGTCATCAATTCGTTCATGTTCCTGCGCAATGGCTGGGACACTGGACAGACGGCGGCGAACCGTGCGGGTATCCTGCTTGGATCGGGCTCGCTTAATGTCGTCATCGGCAATGGCGTGTCAGGGGATGACGGCCTGTATGGTGGGCCTTACCAGCAATACGGCCTCAGCTCGTCCGATGCGGCAAACACGCTGACCCTTGGCGGCATCCGCTATGATGGCAACGTCACCGGCACCACAACGGGCCTGACGGCTGCGAACGTCCGCCTGCACGCAGACACGTCCACGAACCGTTACCTGCACCCCGGCTTCGTTGCCGAGGGCGCCATCGATATGGACGGCAAGAACGTCTTTGACATCCTCTGGCTTGGTTCCGGCGCCGATACGGCAGCAACATTCAGCACGGGCGTTCTGACGGTCCCTTCAACGACATGCAGTTATAATACGACCGCAGACAACACGGCGACCGACATCACCCCGGCTGTAACCGCCCCGGAATATGCGTGGCTCCTGCTTCGCAACGGCACGGCAGCCAACACGCTGACCCTCACGCACAATACGGCGAAGATCAGGTGCCCGAATGCGTCTAACGTTTCGATTGGACCTTACGAAGCCGTGATCCTGCGCGCGGTGAACTCTACCAACACAATCTGGCAAGTCTACGCGGCAGCGGTTTAGGAGGCTGACATGCAAAGGGAAGTTATCTGCCAAGGCCGCCCGGCTGTCCTGACATGGGTTCGGGCTACACCGTTCGGTGAGCAGGAAATGCGGATCGACTGGCCGGATGGTACGCACAGGGACGATCTTCTGACAAAGCCGCAAGGCGTGCCGGATGAAGAATGGTTCCGGTCGATTGTTGCCGATGACATGCCTGCGCTCACAGCCTGCGACGGCCAGACCGAAAAGCGCTACCGTGTACGGATTGCAGAACTGGAGGCCCGCGTGACGAAACTGGAAGCCCTTTTGCTTGCGCCGCCGGAGCAGATAAAAATCCCTGATTTTCTGATCGGGCCAGATGAAGTCCCGTCAGAGCTTTCTGACCTGATCGAATACGCTGACACGCCCGCCGAGACTAACGAAAAGCTGCTCGTCCGCCTGCGTGAAGTGCTGGGCCTGATTGGCTTGGCAGAAGATGCAGGCGGGCGGGCCGCTCCCGAACTTTACCGGCGCAAGGACCGGCTAGAGAGCGGGATACGGTGGAACCGTGGCCGCATGGCCGAAACGATCTGACTAAAGACTGGGGCTGGGAATGGCAGATGATTATCACCGCGTCTTCATGCGGATTGATGGCGAGGAGAAACCCGTCATGGTGTCCACAACGGACTTGAAGATTGGCCTTCAGTCTATGTGGCTGTCCGATATGGATAAAGGCTGGACCCTTCTCGAAAGCCGTTTGCCTGACGTGATGACTAAGGCAATGAAGGCCTACGAGGCCGAAAAAGAAGAAGCAGAACGCAAGTTGAAAGAAAAGCTGGGCGTGACGACTGCAAACCCACTGAAAGCCTTCATCGGGCGCAATTGGGGATGGGTCGCCGCCATAGTCATTCTCGTGATTGTCTTACGGCCTGAGCTGGCCGGGCACGCGATCTCTTTCCTGTTCTAGGGGCTGACAATGACAAAGCAAGACTTCACCGGCGCCCTGTTATGGGTGCGGGACCAGTTACCCGCGCGCATCGCTACGTTCTGGATGATCGCCGCATTCTACGCGCTGGGGTTCGGCCTTGTGCTGGCATTCCTCCAGATTGACGCAGAGTTCTCCAGGCCCCTTGCGGGCGGTGTGGTGCCACCGGAAGTCACGCAGCACCTTGCATGGGCTGTACGGGCGTTCTCCGTCATCGTGGGCATGGCGGCGATGTATTGCCACGTCAACGAGATGACACGGTTCCGCAATTTGCTCGCATGGATGGGCGGGATTGCAGCGGTGCTGCTGTTCCTCCACGCGCTCGGGATTTCCGCCAAGATCATGGAAGGCCAGTATGGGCGGGCCGCTGCGATTGGGCAGATTGAAACCGCAACGACGGACACGAGCGCTACGCAGGTTGCCATCCTGCAAGCCCAAATCGAGGGTATCCGCGCTGACCGTGACGGGCAGGTCACCCGCCTGCAAAATAGCATCAACGGTATCGTCAATGACGGGCTGAACAATGACCATCTGGCTGATGCGTACCGCGCTGACCAGATCGCCGCCGAGAACGATGCCCGCGAGCGTATCAGGCCACTCGAAGACCAGATCACGGCACTGACAACCGCTGCCGGTGCAACCGTGGTTGAAGCGACCGAGGCAAAAACCAAGGTCGATAGCTTCAACCCGCTGTTTACGTTCATGGCCCGCGTTGCAAGCTGGACCTGGAACCCCGCCGTGATGCCGTCCGAGACGCTACAGTTCGGCATGGGCTTCGGGTTCCTGACGCTGTTCTTCGGGTTTGGCGAAGTGCTCATGATGGCGTGTTTCACGATTGCCTACGGGATGCAGATTGTGGTGGCGCGGCGCCGGGAGACGGCTGTCCAGCCGCTTGATGAAACCGCAGGCCCGGCCCCCGAGGGCTTCACCGACATGCGGTTCACCAATGAGGAATGGGCCGAGTACCAGCGCGCGATGGAAGTGCATCGCAACATCCAGACCGGCGCAAAGAAGGGCGCCCGGACAAGGCGGCAGGGCAACAAGATCGAAGCCGGGGACGAATACTACCGGGACAAAATCGCGGGCTGGATGGTCGCCCACAATCAAGGCGTTCCGACTGTCACGATTGCGAACGGCTCGGGGCTGACGGTTGCCCAGATGCGGATGACATACGGGCCGCACATGACCCCCGAGGAACATGACGCGCTGTTCTTCACGAGTGAGGCGCCCGCGCCAGAGCCGGAACCGGAGCCAGAACCAGAAACTCCGGCTACGGATGAACTGGACATTCCGCCTGAACCACTTGAGTATCCTGTGGCGCCCTACGAGCCGCCTGCAAACGACAAACCAGACGACAAGGAAGCTGCGTGATGGCCAAGACATTCAAGACTGATGCAGCAGGCAAAGCGCTCATCAAAGAGTTCGAGAAGTGCGAGCTGGAAACCTACTTCGACGCCACGTCTGGCAACCCCGTCATTGGATGGGGTCAGGAAAACTGGCTGTTCCCGAACACGCCCGGCGCGATCCGCGTTGTTCCCGGTCTGAAGATCACTCAGCAGCAGGCGGATGATGCGTTCGAGTTCTTCATCCACAACGTCACAGACCCGCTTGTCTGGAAGCACTTCAATTGCGAGACGCAAAGCGAACACAACGCTTGTGCAGCATGGGTGTACAACATCAGGACTTCCAAACTGGAGCGCGGCGAATACAGCCTGCCCGGCATCTTCAACAAGCGGCCCCGCGATCCGCAGGAAATCGTTGACTGGTGGATTAAGTACCGCAACCCGAAAACCAACACGGAGCAGGGCCTTTATCGCAGGCGCCTTGCCGAGCTGTCCCACATGGACAGCGCGCCGCACAAGTTTGCGTGGATGGCCAAGCTGCGCCGTGCTGGCGAGCCCGGTAACAGGTTTGGCGGTCCTATCGTGGAAATGACTGACGCCAACTACATCCTTGACCTCGCCCGCGCTGCCAAACCCATCGCCAGCCTTCCCGATCCGCCAAAGCCTGCGAAGCCGGTTGTCCCGGTCAAGGTCGAACCGTTGCCAGAGGTAAAACCCGAGCCCCAGGTTGGCACAAAACCCATCAGCCCCAAAACCGTCAAGCCCGAGGACGTGCCCTATAAGATCGACCCGAACGCTGGCCTTAAGCCGCTGGAAGAAAGCGAGCGCGCCATTGGGTACTTCTGGCAGAACCTCGCCCGCCTGTTCCTTCGCCTGACCGGCCTTGGCACGTTCGGCACGGCTGCGGCAGGTGTTGCCAATGTTGTCCAGTCCGATGCGGTGCTCGGCTCGGCTTTGCTGGACCTGACCATTCCGTTGCTGGTGTTTCTCACCGGCATCGTGATTGCGTTCGTGGCCAAGCAATACGGCGACTGGAGACGCAAGCGGGGCGAGGAATCGGCATCGCAGGGGATGTACTGATGCCGTTCATGTTCGCCTTTTTCGATTTCGCAGAACGCGCTGGCAAAGCCATCTGGGCCAATCCGGTTACACGCTGGATTGCCATCATACTGACCGGCGCTTTCATTCATCGCATTTGGCTTGCCATGCGTGACCGGAAATTCAAACGCGAGGCGCGCATTGAAGTGCGCGAGGAAATCACCCAGCAAATCGAGGAACAGACCAATGAACGTGTGGAAGACGCCCGCGAGGCTGCTAAGTCTACTGACGATCTTAACGCTGAGCAGTTGCGCCAGCTCCGCGCCCGCGATCCAAACAACCGAAGCCGCCTGCCGTGACTGGAAGCCGATCACGTATTCCTATTGCGTGGCCGATAGCTGCACGGCTGAAGACCCGCTGAACCTTTACGACACAGAGGAAACCGTTCGGCAGATCGAGCGGGTCAACCTGTATTTCGGTGCCCTATGCCAACAAAAATAACCCGCTCCTCGCGCTACGCACCGAAGCCGCCACACAAGCCGGTCTTCCCCGTCCGAAAGCCTGCGCTTGTAAAAGCGTCAGACGAAGCCCTAGCGCCGATCAATGCCGGGAAGGTCAAGGCGCACTATGTCGGCAAGGTGGGCTTCCACGGCGTAATCTGGCTGCAATACGTGGCCTTCGGTGCGCTGCTTCTGACAGCCCTTGTGGCGGGGTTCTATGTTCACCGGACGCTTGCGCTTGCTGAGGTTGGCGCCGTCACATGCTCGGCTGAAAATAGCTATATGTGGACCATGCCAACGCCGGATAGTGACGTGCCCGTGTTGAATAGTGCAGTAATGAACGCTTGTGCTAAGGCTTACAGGCCGTTTGAGTAACCGTTACTCATCCCTGCCATGATGCTTTGAAAAACCATTTCTGGCGGCTGCCCTCTGTCTTACGGCTGCCGCTTCTTCTACTGTCGCAAACAAACCTAGATAAACTTCTTTCCCATTCACTTTAACGCGAGCCCTCCACATCTTTGTTTGAGAGTGCCAGCCGACTCCAGCAACTCCGCTGATGTTGTCGCTTCGGCGTTTTGTGTTTTTGCTGTTTTCTTGATGCGACGCCTCCTGCAAGTTGCTAAGTCTCGTGTCGCTTTTGTTTCCCGTGATGTAATCCATCTCATCGGCTGGCCATACGCCGTGCACAATAGCCCAAATGATTTTGTGTGCCCTATACGGATGATCCAAAATTGATGAAACTTTGTATCCGTAGGGGTCCGTTCTTGTGAATGCTTCTCTGTTTGCGTACTTGGTATTCCACGTTTTGCAGTGTCGCTCACTTGAAAACATGCTAACCGGCCTTTCGCGCCAAAACAGCTTTCCCGTCTCCGGCTCATACCGCAGCAATTGACGCAGCAGTTCGGGCGATGGTATTTCACGATCAGACATTGGCGGCTCCATCCGTCGGTGTGGGCGGGTAAGCGTTGACGCGCTTCCCGCCCTTTTCTTTACCAGAACCTACACAACCCGCAACCCTGATCGGCTCTCTGCATACTGCTCCCGCCGCTTTGCGTTGATCTGCTCACGGGCATAAGCGGCAGCTTGGTCAAGCCGTTCCTGCCGTGCGTCAATCAGCTCGCGGATTTCCCGGCTGGCAGCGTAGAGCCCGCCCCTGACCATGAACATTGAAAGCTGGAACAATCCCGCCCCAATGGCCAGCATCCAGATAGCAGGCGGTTCCTGACCCATCATCTTAATGATGTAATGCGCCGCATGGACCTGCAACGCACCGTCAATGATCATCGTCATCAGCACGATGAACATGATGACCGATTGCGCTGTTCCGCCTTCGATAGCCTCCCCGTGTGCCCGTGCAAGGCTAATCGGTGTCATGGCCATCAGGAACGCAAACGCCCCTGCCAGGATCGTGAACGTCCAGCGGATTGCCTCAAGGTCGGTTTTGAGATCGATCCAGACGTGATAGGATAGCGCAACTGTAGAGATCAGGCCAGATACCACAGTTGCAGCGAACGTGACGATGTGGCCTTCCTGGAAGTGATGCACCTTTGCGGGCACCTTGGATTTTTGCATGTGTCTCTCCTGTAAGCAAAGGAAAGGCGTCCTGCCGTATTTTTGACGCACGTCTTGCGCATCATGGCTGAGTGGATGCCGCCAGCCCCGGCTGAAGCTGAAAGCCCGCTGCATTGGCCATAGGGCCGCGTAGCGGGCTTTTGCTATTTGAGGCGGTCTTGCAGGACGCGAAGCACGCGAAGGGCAAGCCATCGACGGTCTGGGCATTCACAAGCCGCAATTTCCTTGCAAGCCTGTTTGACGGCAGTGGCGTACTGGTTGCGCTCGCGGCGTTTGATTTGGGTGGTGAGGTCATATGTCATGCCGTTCTCCTGTCGTTGGCAGGATCAGAATGGCACAGGATGGTTAAGGCTTCCCCAACACGTCAGGCGCGCTATCAAGAGCAGTTTGCACTTCCCCAGAAGCAAACTGCGTAAACCGAATGTGCCAGTTTGATACGTCGTCTGGAACGATTTTCAGACCCTCTGCATCCATCCACTGGCGCAGGGCGAGGATGGCGGCGTGTGCGAGGTCCAGCGTGTGCTGAACGGTTGGCGCGTAGTCAGCCTCGATTTCCTTCAGGCGTTCCCATGTGAGCCGCTTGAACGGATCGACATCGGACTCAATGTCCTCAAGGTATCCTTGCTTATCCCAAATCGCCTTGGCGACATTCTCCCTCAACCCGCTCATCCCTGCTGCTCCTTCGCGCGGGAGAGGAGGGTGGAGAGAACTTCACAATAGATGGCGCGCATAATCTGCGTTACTTCATTGCCGGGGCCACCACTGTCGCAAAAGTGTCCGGCGCGAGCCATTCGGTAAACGTCAGCATCGCTCGCATGTTCTTTAGCGATAACACTAAGGTAAGTGAGAATAGCGGCTTTGGCCAATTTTAGAGCCGAGCTTTCAGGAAAAATAGACGCACCAATAAGCGTTTCTCCTTCGCGGGTAACAAGCATTGCCTCCGCCGCCGCTTCAATCGCGCTCTGTTTCGTGCTCATGTGGCATCCTTTGCGAGAGCTGCGGCGAGGCGGTCAAGGTCGCGTCGTGTGTCGGCAAGCCAGCCCGTTTTCGGAACTTCGGGCATACCGTGGTGATGCAAGGCGCAGGCTTCGCTATTCTGCTGAAGCAAGGCCATGCTTGTCCGCGCTGCTGCCGCCGCGTCCCTCACATCCGCCAGCTCCGCCTTCGCAGCGTGAAGTTTTGCCGCGTTGTTGACAGCGATTTCTGTCATCTCTCCGCGCTTCGCCCGTTCTTCCGCCAGCTCCGCACGGGCGGCGTCTAGGAGGCGGAGGAGGGTGCCAACATGGTCGTGACCTTCGCCTGCATAGCCGTAACGGAACGGCTCCGGGTTATTATGCCAGCGCCGTATCGCTTCCACCTCGTCAGCAGACGGAACGTCCGGGGCGGGGAGGGAGAGGGCGGCAGACACAGGAAGCGCCCGCAGGCAATCATGCACCGCCTCGTGAAGAACGCCGCCGTCCTGAATGCCCTTCATTGCCAGCGCTGGATCGTCCATGCTGGCAATGCCAAACATCTGCGCGTGGAGGCCGTTCAGGCGAGACGCCAGAGCGCGCCAGTCGGTTGGCGCATCAGCTTGCGATGGTGCCGACAGCAAAGCCTCGACAGCCTTCTCTACGGCCTCAAGACACTGAGCGACCGATTCCCGCCCGCTTTCCATCGGGCCATATGCTCCGTGGTCACGGATGTTCCATGCAATCATTCCGAGGAGACCCATCGGTTTTCCGTTGATGCGGTAGCAGCCGAGAATGTCGGCCTTCTGCAACGCCTCGCGCACCTGGTTGATCGTGTCTGTCATGTTGTCGGTCCTTTCAGGGCGAGGCGCAAATCATAGGCGAGCGCATGTTGGTGTTCCGAGCAGCCAGTCATCTCGACACCATCTTCGTCTGCTTCGTCTTTCAGATAGTTCTCGTAATAGACGCGCGCCGCTGTCTCGATGCGCTCCAACTCCCGCACCCTCGCCACCAGCTCAGGCAGCGCGTTGATCGCGGCGACGATAAGGGCGGCGTTGGCTTCGTAGTTGGGAACCATCAGCGGCTTAACGCTTGCGTACTGAGCGGGCTCCCCCATCAAGCAAACATCGATCGGTGCGCCGTATGGCTTCGATTTGTGCGTTATGCCTATGCCGTCAATTTCCCACGGCCCCGGCGTCGCCGCCTTGAGCAGCCGTTCCAGTTCTTCCAGCTTGTCAGCGTCCATCGTTTTCGTCCTCCACTTCCTTCGCTCTCTCGATCGCCCGCAGGCACTCGTCGCTCATCTCCACGCACCGCGCCTCGATGGGGCGAAGCTCGCGCAGCAGGGCTTCCAGGCGCTCGCGTTCGTGGTGTTGAATGATGGTCATACCTCAATCCCCGCGCTTTCAAGCAAAGCCTCAACAGCCTCGCCCGGTGTATCCCCGCCGCCGATTGGCGACTCGGGGCCGTCATAAGATTCAAACGTTGCAATCCAGCGCCAGCCTAGAGGCTCGGGCTTGCCGGTGTGCTGTAGGCGGATGTCTTCTATGCGGGTCACGCCTTCCTCCACGCGCAGAACACCGCCCAAGTCGCGCGGCCGGCATCATCGAGCCAGCTCTCGTCAAGCTGATCGTGAGGCCAGCCGTATTCCTCAAACGCGGCCTCGATCATGTACACCGCCGCAACCGGCAGGGCGTCGCAGGCGAGCTGGAGGGCTTTGGCTTGTGCGAGGGTGAAAATCTCGTTGCAGGCTTTCGCTGCCATGCGGGCGGCGTAGCCCTCAAGGATGCAAGCGTCTTCGTATTCTTGTTCGCTGGAAAAGCCTAATTGATATGACATGGTGTCTCCCGTTTTGATAGACAGACCTTCGCACGTCTTGCGAAACACGTCAACGGCTATTTTCGCATTTGACGCAAACGAAAATCGTGTTACACATCAGGCCATGAAACACATGACCCTTTCCGAATGGTGCGCCCGCGACGGTCGCCACCTGTCTGAAATCGCCGCCGCATTTGGCATTTCCCTCAGCCAGCTTTATCGTTTGCTGTCAGGTGAGGGAACCCGGCCAGCTACGGCAAAACGCATTCAAACGGCCACAGGCGGCAAAGTCCGCGCGGCTACGTTATTGGGGGTGGAGGTATGAGCCAGTTTTACCTTTCCAAAGGCGGAAATTTTACTTGGTCTGATGCGGAGCCTATGGGGGTTTTCGATTTGCCGGGGCCGGTTAAATCGTTTGCTCAATTTGAAGGCCGCATTTGGGTGTTGATAGACTATCAGCGTCCCGTATGGCAATTCTGGCGTAAGCAAGGGCTGCATTGGTTTGAAATTACGGCGCTTGTCCCATGACCCGCACCTCCGGCCCCTACCGCCGCAAGCCAAAACCAGAGCAAAGCGCTGGATGGGTATTTGTTGCGGTGATGCTTTTGGTTTGGACCGCTGGAGTTGTTACAGGCATGTCAATTGCCGGAATGGCACAATGACCCGCCGCGCCCGCCATATCCCCTCCCGACTTTTCAAGCTGGCATGGTTCCCGCTTGCGGTTCTGCCGTGGGTGATTGTGGTGGTTGTTGTTAAGGATGCTTTTGGTGGGTAGGGTTTTGGTTGCCTGTGAATACTCTGGCCGCGTCCGCGATGCGTTTATCCGCGCCGGGCATGACGCCTGGTCCTGCGATCTGCTGCCGAGCGAGGCTAACCCGCGCCGTCACATCCAAGGCGACGTGCGGCATTTCCTGACCGGCATGGCCAAGCCTTGGGATTTGCTGATTGCTCACCCTCCCTGCACCCACCTTGCCGTGTCCGGCGCCCGTTGGTTCCACGAGAAGCGGGCAGAGCAGGCAGAGGCTCTCGCGTTTGTGCGCCTGCTGCTGGATGCGCCTATCCCCCGCATCGCCTTGGAAAACCCCGTTTCGATTATTTCGACTGCGATCCGCAAGCCGACGCAGACCATCCAGCCCTGGCAGTTCGGCCACGGCGAAACCAAGGCTACCTGCCTCTGGCTGAAAAACCTGCCGCCTCTGACGCCCACAAACATCGTGGAGGGCAGGGAAGCCCGCGTTCACCGGATGCCGCCCGGCCCTGACCGCTGGAAAGAGCGCTCGCGCACATTCGAGGGCGTGGCCGCTGCTATGGCAGCCCAGTGGAGTCCGCTGCTGTCGATGCCCGCTGATCTGTTCAGCACACAGGAAACCGCCAATGGATAACCTAGACCGCCCATTCCAAATCCTGGCCATCGCCTGCATCATTTGTCTGGCGGTGATTTGCCTCGCCAGTTGATAGAACCGTCAAAGCGTCTTGACCCTTGAAAGCCCTTACTTGCTATCGGCTTATACGTCCCGGCTGCTTTCGCTCTGGCACGTCTGGCCTGTTGTCCGCTCCGCCCGCCCGCGCGATCCGCTTTTGCAGCGTCACGGGCTTCCTGTATGCCCTTCTCGCGGTTGCATGGCTCACACAACAAGCGGCAATTTGACAGCGTGGATTCGCCGCCAATCGAGACTGGCTTGCAATGGTCGAAGTGCTTTCCGACGCGGTCGCAATCTGGCGCCTCGCACATGCCCGCGCTGCGCTTCAGCACTTCAGCCTTGATGGCTTTGCTGAAGGGCTTACGGGTGGGGATGTGGTCAGGGCGGCGGGTCATTTTGCGCCGCTTAGCGCTCTGCCGTAAAGACGGTAAACCGCCGCTTTTATGTGGCGAATGTCCGCCTTGCTGTGAAGGCTTGCAATTGCTGACGCGCGCGTTTCTGTTGCCTGCATGTACAGCGTGACACAATACGACATATCGACACCAACGGACGTTCGCTCGTCTATTTTAAGCGCGTCTCCTAACACTCCGACGAATTGAGCATCCTTGAGCATGTCGATTCTGAGCGCTATGACTTTTGCCAGCTCAGATGGCTTACCGAAAAACATCACACTTTCTCCCACAATTCAACACCGCGCTCGGCGGCAAATGCCTCTATCAATTCCATCAGGTCAGACATCTCCGCCTTTGACAGCTTCGATGACGACCGGCCAAGCTGGACAAACCCGTTCCCGTGTATGTTTGGCACAAGGCGAAGCTCCTGGTTTAGCCCCGCCATCATCACCAGCTTCCAGTCATCTGGCGACAGCTTTTGACCATGCCAGCGAAGGCTTACGGAAAGCTGTGTCAGCATGTGCCACATGCGGTCATTCTGATCCCGTGACCGCTTCGGTTCCTTAATCTCCACCCTCCACCCCAAGGGAACCTTGGCCAGCCATTCGGCTACCAAGGCCCTGTCTTTTTCGTTGTAGAGAGTGCGTAGGTAGCGGGACATTAGCGCAGGCTTTCAATCGTCTCGACTTCCACGCCGGGGATCGTGATCGAACCCTTGGCAGCGCGGATCGCGGCATTGGCCAGTTTCTCGGCAGCGGCTTGCACGTCCGGGTGATGGCCGTAGTGAAGCACAAGGGCGGCGTAGTCGATGACCTTGGCGCGGTATGACTTAACCACACCTGCCGCACGGAACCCCTCAGAGCCTTTCACGGTTGCAGCAACCTTGACAGATGCGGCGGCGACTTCGGCGCGCTGCTCTGCCAGCTTGGCAGCGTCAACGGCTTCCTCGCCAATCAGCGGATCGCTTGCCAGCACAGCGGCGCGGCGGGCTTCTTCCTCGGCGGCCTTGCGGGCCTTCTCAGCGG